GCATTCTTAATATTTTCCAATAGTAATGGACTCACAAATGCTGATGTACCAGCTGCATACTTAGAAGCAGCCAGTACTAAAGGATCAACCTTTACACCATTCTTTATAATAGGCTTCAAGACACTATTACCAATCTTTGCATCACCAAATGCATTATATAATGGACTCTTAATCTTGTTTGTATCATTAACCCTAAAGTTAGGTCTCACGCAACCAACAAGCTTACCTGGTAATGCTTTTAATAGTGGTAAGTCATCCTCACGAACTTCTACAAATGGAGTGAAATTCATGTGTGGGCTAACAATAGGTGGTTCATCAGAAATAAAGAATGTATTTATTGCATCTAACATATCTTTATGGATAGGAAGCCCATATCCATTAGAAAATGTATTCTTTATTGAGTCCCCTGCTATGTGTAATCCAGCTATCTTTGCTCCAACAGTGTAAGGTAAACCACACCATCCAGCTTTTGTCTGTATTTGTGCACTGAAAAACACTTGATGATCATATCTCCCATTAAATGTTGGTGATGCATATCCAAGATTAGTACAATTTAGTGCTTTGTAGCGTAATTGGCAATCTGTCCAAGTAAATTTTTCTTTTACATGGGGACTGCAAAAAGCTCCACCTTTACTAACTGCAAGTATACTCTGTGGCTCTTCTGCTAAAATGTGAGTTCTTATATCACTATACTCACGCCCAACTGGGACATTCCACAGCACCAAATCATGGTATGCCTCAGTAGGTTGCTTCTTTTCGTTTAGAGGATCAATAAATGACTCCTCTAATACCACTTTATTGCCTATTGTTGAAACAGCATCAGTTCTAAAATCTCTAACATACTTAGTTTGAGGCAAATGTACCAACTGAACACCAATGTGATGTGGTAATATGGCCAATCTTTTTCCAAGCATGAGTGCGTAACCAAGACACACACGTCGTTGCATAACACCCTCTAAGTAACCAACTTCAACTATATTACCACTAACCTTTTGTTGTACCGACTGTACATGTACGTCAGTAGATTCAGACACAATCTCAGTCTTCTTACCTAAAGGTCGCATCG